TGCAGCCGTCCTTCACTTCGCCGCTCGATCGCCTGCGCCGCATGGGCGAGCTGGTCGGCATGCAGCGCCTGGCCGAGTTTGCCGGCATCCTGTCCGGTGGCGATCCGCAGCGGATGCAAAGCATCGCTGCCCGCTTCGACGACGACGAGATGCTCGACAACGCCCGCGACATCCTCGGTGCCCCGGTCGCCTCGCTGCGCGACAAGAAGGACGCCGACGAGGACCGCTCGAGCACCAACCAGCAGAACCAGATGCTGACCGCGCTGGCCGCTCTCAAGGGCGGCGGCGAGGCAGCCAAGGCTGTCGGCGAGGGCGCCGCGGCCACGGCTGGCGGTGCTGAAGCCGTCAACGCGGCACCGGCCCTGAAGAGCGTGGTCAGCGCCGCGCCGCGGATCAGCCAGGCCGTCCAGAGCCAGCTGCCCGCACAATGACCACCGACAAGAATTTCAAGGAAGGCCTACGGCGCGGCGCGGCGCAGACGCTGAACCTGAGCAACGCCTACAAGGCCGTCTTCACCATGAAGCAGGCCACGCCGGAGGCGCTCGACACGGTGCGCGAGGACCTCGCCGAGTTCTCAGGGTACTTCGCAGTATCCCCACGAGGTGCCTCGGTCGAGGAGGCCAGCTACGACAACGGAATGCGCGCAGTTTTCGCTAGGATTTTATCCCTAACTGGGCTATCAGGAGACGAACTCGAACGTCTTCGGGCTGCCGCGCTGCGCGAAATGCAGATCAGCAACGAAGAAGGTGAACGATAATGGCGACCGAAGGAACCGTAGACACCAACGCAACCGGCGCAGCCGGCGACGCAGCGGCTGTCGACACGGCTACCCAGACAGCAGCCGCTGCCACGGCAACCGCGGACAAAGGTTCGACCACGGATGCAGGCAAAGCCAACCCCCTCCTTGAACTGGTCGGTGACGACGCAGAGACCAAGGACTGGTTGACCAAGCAAACTGAGCGGGCGAAGGACGTTCCTTCACTGGCGAAGTTGGCACGCGAACAGGACAAGATGATCGGTGAGCAGGCGAAGAAGCTCGGCGACGCGACCAAAGGTATGGTTCGCGTTCCCGGCAAGGACGCCACGCCCGAAGAAATCAAGGCCTACAAGGACACGCTCGGCATCCCCGAGACCCCTGAGGGCTACGAGTTCAAGGCACCGAAAAACTTGCCTGAAGGACTTCCTTACGACGGTGAACGGGCAAAGGCTTTCGCTGCGAAAGCAGCCGAGCTGAACCTGACCAAGGCGCAGGCGCAGGCTGTCCACGACTGGGCGGCCGAGAACGCGATCGGCGACATCACCGCGAGCAAGGAACAGAGCGATGCAGCGAAGGTGGCGACGGCCAAGGCCGAGACCGACAAGCTGAAGAAGCTCTGGGGTCCTCTGGATGGGCAGACCTTCAAGGCCAATGCGGCGTTCGCCGACAAGGCTCTGATGGAAGTTGGCGGGCAGGAAGCACTGGACGAGTTCCAGCGCGTCGGCCTTATCGGCAACGAGGCTGGGCAGAAGATCATCCAGTCGGCGGCCATCGCCACTATGCTCGCGAAGTTTGGCCAGGCCGTCTACAAAGAGGACGAAATCCTCCGCGGCGACCCGGGCAAGCTGAGCAATCCGTTCGTCGAAGGCTCCAACTTCAACGTGACCGACCAGATGCGCATGATCAAAGAGAACCGTGATCAGGCCCTTTCCTTCATTGCCGCAGCAGGCAAGTCTCCGAAGGATTTCGGGCTTACAAATTAAGGATCAACGGCAATGGCCGGTGCAACCGTAACGACCCGACTTTCCGACGCAGTAGTGCCGGAAGTATTCAACAACTACATGTCCGTTGAGACCGTCCAGACGATGGCGTTCTACAATACGGGCGTGCTCCGCGCAGACCCGCAGCTCTCCCAGAACCTGGCCGGCGGCGGTCTGACCTTCAAGGTTCCTTTCTGGAAGGACCTCGATGACGACGAAAGCGACACCGGTTCGGATGACCCGGACAGCCATGCCATTCCGGGTAAGCTCGGTTCCGGCACGGACATCGCCCGTCGCCAGTTCCGCACCAAGGGCTGGTCCACCGCGAACCTGACGCAGGAACTCGCGGGCTCCGACCCGATGAAGCGCATCTCGTCCCGTACCGGCGCATACTGGGCTCGTCAGTTCGACGACATCTGCATCGCCACCGCTCGCGGCGTCTTCGCCTCGAACGTGACCAACAACGCGGGCGACATGGTGCTCGACGTCTCGACCGATGCCGTCGGCGCTCCGGCTGCCGGCGAGCTGTTCAACGCCACCAACTTCCAGAACACCCTGCAGACCATGGGTGACGCGAAGGAACAGCTGAGCCTCGTCGTTATGCACTCGGTCGTGCATACCCGCCTGGCCTTGAATGACCTGATCACGTTCCGTCCCGACAGCGAAGGCAAGGTCTGGCACGGCACGTTCGAAGGCAAGCGCATCCTCGTTTCGGATCGCGTGACCAAGGTCGTCGGTACCAACCGCATCCGCTACCACACCTACTTCTTTGGCGCGAACGCGATGGGCTGGGCCGAAAGCCCGCCTGCCAAGCCGATCGCCGTGGAAGAGGATGAGAGCGCGGGTGACGGCGCCGGCATCGAAACCTTGTGGACCCGCAAGCAGTTTGCGATCCATCCCTACGGCATCAAGTGGACCGATGCGTCGGTCGGTGGCGACTTCCCGTCGAACGCCGAGCTGCGCCTCGCTGCCAACTGGCTGCGCGTCTACCCGGAACGTAAGCAAATTCCGATGGCGCTGATGATCACCAACGGCTAACGCCGCTGGTGTGCTAAACGGAGCCGGGCGAGTACCGGCTCCGTCTTCGACAGAAGATGAGGCTGGGCCTCACCAAGCAAAGGAACTGAGACAATGACCACCTACCGCATTTTTGACCAGAACCGCGCGAGCCGCGATTTCTCGACGCAGTTCGAAGACTTCCACCGCTACCTCGCGGCCGATTGGCTGGTGACTGCTGTCGGCGCCGGCACTGCCGCGCTGTCCAACACCATCGGTGGCGGCTTGCTGCTCACCAACGCAGCGGCTGACGACAACTCCATCTTCCTGCAGTTCAAGGGCAGCGACGCAGCCGTGCGGACCCAGTGGGCCTACACGACCGGCAAGAAGCTGCAGTTCACCCACCGCGTGCAGATCAACGAAACGATCCAGTCGGACTACATCGCCGGCCTGCATTCGGTCGACACCGACCCGATCGCGACCGCGCCGACCAACGGTTTCTACTTCCGCAAGGACGACGCGACTGCCCGCATCTGGTTCTGCGCTGCCAAGGCTGGTGTCGAAACCAAGCTCGACACGCAGACCGACATGGTCGCTGCCACCAACTACGACCTCGAGTTCTACTACGACGGGTCGCACTCGACGATCGCGGCCTACATCAACCAGGTCAAGGTCGGCTCGCTGCCGGTCGCGGCAGGCCCGGCCTCCGGCACCCTGCTGGCCCTCTCGTTCGGCCTGCAGAACGGTGAAGCGGTGGCGAAGAACGCCACCGTCGACTTCATCGGCGCGCAGGTCCAGCGCTAACAGGTAACAGGCGCGGGCTACGGCCCGCGCCTTCACCTCACCAGGAGATTGAAATGCCGAACCCGTCCCAAATCCAGAAGTCCGCTGAGCGCCGCGCCGCTCGCGAAGGCAAGAAGGCCGCCAACGTCAAGGCGGCCGATCAGCAGGAACACGAGCTGGCCGCCCTGAGCGACCGCCTCCGCGGTGTCACCCAGCCCGACGCACTCGCCAAGGCCCGCGACGCCGACGCCACGTTCAACGAGGCAGGCCTGCGCACCGATCAGGTCGGCATGGCCGAGCCTGTCGTCGACACCGACCCGGAAGACCGGCCGGCGCCTAAGGCAAACAGCCGCAAGGCCAAGAAGGAAGCAGCTCAGGCTGCGGCCGAAGTTCAGGCCGAGCGCGACCTGCAGGCGACCATCAACCCGATCCCCGAGCAGGACGAGCACGACCTGTCCTACTACCGGGCCAATCAGATCGAGCCGCCGCTGCATGTGCTGAACGCCATCGCCCGGCGAGCCGACAACGAAATCCGCGACCAGGCGGCCGAAGCGGCCCGCGCGGCCGGCAAGGCAGCCTACGACGTGCTGACCGAGCGCCGGCAGCAACGCGACCCGGCCAGCCGCCACAAGACTGTCGAGAAGGCCATGCGCGACGCAGCCGCCTCGAAGTCGCAGGTGGGCGCCGCCGACCCGGCGAAGTGACCCATGGCGTGGAGCGCGGGGTTTCGACAGGCTGAAGCCGCTTACGAGGAAGAGTATCTTCGGAAGAAGCGGCTTGCTGCCGTCGACCCATTCTCGCTCTTCGCCTCTTTCGGTGCCGACGTCGACTTCGTCGCCGGCACCGCCATTGGCGGCTCCCAGCCCTACGGCAACAACACCGACGACGGCCGGCTTTTCCGCGATCCGACGAACACGGTCGCGTGCTTCCTGCCGAATGCGCTCGGTGTCTACCAGACGCTCGCCTCGTCCGGCATCCGCCGCACAACCAAGGGCGCCTACAACTACCCCAGCGCCACGGTGCGCAACCTGTGGGGTGGCGATCTAACCAACGCCGCGTGGGTGAAGACCAACATGACGGCGCTGAAGGACCAGCCCGGTGTTGACGGCACCGCCAACGCCGCGTCCTCGCTCCTTGCCACGGCGGCTGACGCCACGGTGCTGCAGAACTTCGTGCTCGCTTCGTCGACACAGCTCTATCAAGTTGCCATCAAACGTCTGATCGGCACTGGCCCCGTCTCGATGACGGTAGACAACGGCGTCACATGGACCGACATCACCGCGCAGATCACCGGTGGCGCGAGCTACGCGGTCGCCTACATGGTGCAGGCCGCCGTCACGAACCCGACCATCGGCTTCAAGATTTCCACATCCGGCGACAAGATCGCTGTCGACTGCAACATGAGCTTCGCGCCACCGGCCGCGCTCAGCGTCCCGCGCGAAGACCTCGTACGCACGGCCGGCGCTACGATCCTGAACAGCCAGTCGCGTCCGAGCGCCGACATCGCTGACGCCTTGCCGCGGACGTTCATCACCATCGCGCGCGGCCCGTTCGCCTTCTACCATGAATGCACGAGCCGCCGGCCGACTGGTGGCTTCCTGATCACGGGTGCCACCGGCATCTTCGTTTCGGTCGACGCCGCCAGTGCCGGCGCGGTGAAGTTCTCGGCCAACTCCGGCCTCTCGCAAACGGCTGCCGGCGTGTGGAAGAGCGACGGTGTCGGCGTCAACCGCGTGGCTGGCTGGTTCGCTGCGGACGGCCGGATCAAGATGGCCTGCAACGGCGTGCTCGGTAACCTAGACACCGACGCTACGTCCGAGGTAGCACTCGATCACTTCGACCTGTCGACCAACGGCGCCGGTACGAACTCGCTCTTCAGCTGGACGCGTCGCATTGCGATGGCCCCTAACATCGAGTTCACCGACGCTCAACTCTTGCAGATGGCACCTTGATATGCCCACCTCTCACACCATCGAGACGATCTTCAACGGAGCGCTCGACATCCTCGGCGAGCGGCCGATCGCCGATCTCGTCGCGCAACGCCCCGAGACCCGGTGGCTCTTGCGCAACTACTCGCCCTACGTCCAGACCGCTTTGCGGCAGGACGTCTGGAACTTCGCCGTCGAGCTGCACGAGTTGAACCAGACCACGCCGCCGGCCTTCCGCTGGAAGTACGCCTACGACCTGCCGAACGGCTGGCTGCGCGTGCTGCCGCTGACCTACAACGGCTACCCTGAGGGGCGCCCGATCCTGCACGCGGTGCTCAGCAACAAGCTGCTGACCGACCAGGACAACCCGACCAAGGCGATGCTGATCATGGATCGGCAAAACCCTGGCGAGTGGGACCCGCTGTTCGCCAACCTCGTCATCGCCCGCCTGGCGCACGGCCTCGCCCACACGCTGACCCACAAGGCGAGCTACGTGCAGCTGGCCAAGGCCGCGGTCGACGAAGCCTACGAGGTCGCCCAGATGGTCAACGCCTTCGAGGGCTCGCCGGGCGAGACCGAGCAGCACGACATCATCCGGGTGCGCAACCAGTGAGCGTTTTCACCCTCCAAGCCAACATGACCCGGGGCGAACTCACGCCCTACGTCCACGCGCGCGGTGACACCGACCACTACCAGGCCGGTCTGGCGCTGGCGCGCAACATGGTCGTGCTGCGCTACGGCGGCCTCACTCGCTGCCCTGGCACCACGTTCGACGGCCTGACCAAGAACGCCAACAAGACGTCGCGCTTCATCCCGTTCGAGTTCAACCGGACGCAGGTCTTCGCGATTGAAGCCGGCGACACCTATTTCCGTTTCTGGACGCCGGCCGGGCGCATCGAGAGCCCGCCCGGCACGCCGGTCGAGATCACCTCGCCCTACCTTGAAGCGGACCTGAAATACATGCAGGTCCGGCAGTCAGCCGACCGCCTCTACATCACCTGCCGCGGCTACCAGCCGCGCACGCTGACGCGCACCTCCGACACGGTCTGGACGTTGGCGCTCTACGTGCCGCAGGACGGGCCGTATCTCGACGTCAATGTGACGGCCACCGTGCTGACGCCGGCCGCAACCGGTAACCCTGTCCCGATCATGACCAGCAACGCGGCGCCAAGCGGCACGGCAAGTGACAGCGCGGGCTCGGCCAACGCGTACATCGTGTTCGACGGCAAGAGCGACAGCGTGTTCGCCGTAGGTGCCACAAGCGGGTGGGTCAGGTATGACTACGCCGCAGGCGCACCCGTAGTAGACGCCTACATGCTCCGCGGCGATATCAACAACCCAGAGAACAACCCTTCCGAGTGGACACTGGAGGGGTGGGACGGTGCTGCTTGGGTCGTCATCGACAGCCGCTCGGGGCAGACCGGGTGGGCTCCCGGCGAAGCCCGCTACTTCAGCTTCTTCAACCTCACCGGCTACACAAGGCACCGGCTGTTCTGGCGCGCGCTCAACGGTGGCACGGGTCTTGAGATAACACAGCTCGTCCTGCACCAGCTGGCGTCTGACCAGACACCCTTCAACCTGACCGCCTCATCTACCACCGGCATCAATGGCGGCGCCGGCTTTGCGGCCACCGATGTCGGCCGTGCTATCAGGATACTCGGCGGTGACGGCTTGTGGCGCTGGGCGAACATCGTGGCGCGTACCTCGTCGACGGTTGTCACCGTGCAGATACACGGACAGGCCCTGCCGAGCACGACGCGCGTCATAAACTGGGCGCTGGGGGCGTGGTCGGCGTCGTCGGGCTGGCCGTCAGCAATAGCCATCTACGAGGACCGGCTCACCTTTGCGCGCACCGACACCGATCCGCTCGGCGTGTGGATGTCTGTCAGCGCCGCTTACGACAACTTCCGCAAGTCGACCCCTGGCGTCGATGATGACGGCATCGCCGTCCGGCTTACCGGCGGCAAGCTGAACGACATCAGCTGGCTGAGCGAAGGCAAGGATATCCTTGGCGGTACCGCCGGCAGCTTGCGTGCCATCGGCCGCAACAACCCGAATACTGCGCTCTCGCCGTCCAACGTGCGCCAGCGCTCGGAGACCTTGACGCCATCGTCGCGCGCCGAGCCGGTCGACATCGAGAACGTGATCCTCTTCCTCGACTTCTACGAGCAGCGGCTCTACGAGGCGGCGTGGACCTACGAGATCGACGGCTACCTCGCCCGCGAGGTGTCGACGCTGAACGAACACCTCTTCGCCGCTGGCGTGGAGAAGATCGTCTATCTATCGCACCCGCACCGCCTGATCATCGGCCTGCGCTACGACGGCCTACTCATCGCCTTCGCTTACGACCGCGACCAGAAGGTCACGGGCGCCACGCTGATCGACATCGGCGGCGTCGTCGAGGATGTCACGCAGCTGTCCGGCGAGACCGGCACAGACCTGTGGCTGACGGTGAAGCGCACGCTAAACGGCAGCGAGAAGCGAACGGTCGAGCGGCTGGCCGAGTTCTGGCGCTCCGAGTTCACCGTGCAGGACATGCCGATCTACTTCGCCTGCGCGCGCACCTACGACGGCGCCGCGACCAACACGGTCACCGGTATCACCCACATGCTCAACGAGAGCGTCGGCATCTGGGGTGACGGCAAGGACCTCGGCGACGCGACCGTCAGTGCTGGCGGCGTGCTCACGCTGCCGGGCGGCACGACGGCCGAGCAGATTGTCTTCGGCAAGCGCATGCCGTGGAAAATCCAGACGCTGCGGCTGACCCAGATCGGCAATCGTGACGGCTCCGGCCTCGGCCGCAAGACCAATATCCTGACGGGCTATGTCGACCTCTACGAAAGCGCCGGCATCTCGGCGCGCGCGGTCGACCTGACCGATGCCGATGCTGACCTGCTGGGCTTCGATGACGAGGCAGAGCAAGACCCGGATGATCCGGTGACGCTGCGCACCGGCATGTTCACGATGAAGGTGGATGACAGCTGGAAAAACAACGGCGCTTTTGTTATGCAGGGTGACCGGGCTTATCCGGTCACGATCAGGGCGATCCAGCTCGAAGTCGATGGAGAGCCGTAATGTGTCTCCCAATCATCGGAGGGGTGATCTCTGGCGTCGGCGCTGCCATGGGCGCCATGGGCGCCCGCGCGCAGGCCAAAGGGCAGGCAGCGATGGATCGCCGGCAGGCTGGTATCGAGGCGGCGACGGGCGCCTACAAGGCTGACCGCACGCAGGACGACATCAACCGCACCACCGGCCAGCAGCGCGCCGGCTTTGCCGCCAACGGGCTCGCGCTCTCCGGCTCGGCCGCAGATACCATCTACGACAGCACCGAGGAAGGCGCGCTCGACGTCGCCGCCATCCGTTGGAATAGCAAGCTGACGCAGGACAACCTCAAGTACAAGGCGAAGATGGAAGACATGAACGCCAAGCAGGCCGGGCTCGCCGCGCCGATCGCCTTCCTCTCGCCGGTCATCAACGGCATCGGCACCTACACGAGCAAGTTCGGCTGATGGCACAGATCGAAAAGCGCACTGCTCAGATCGGCCTCGACCCGGGCTCGGCGCCGAGCGTCCAGATCGACAACACGCTCGCGCGCGCCGTCGAGGGTTTCGGCAACAGTGTGTCGAACATCGGCGCGAT